AAGATTAAACTATGTTCGCTATTTTAGGTGATGCTGCCAACGCATACAATGCTATCCCATGGGAAGATGCTTTACCATTTGCACTTTGCCTTATTGCACTCTATTGGGTCAAGGTAAAGATAGATACCAGAGCAGGTCTTGGTAGAAAGAAATCAAAAGAACTGAAAAAAATTATTGTTGAAGCAATAGTTGAAGGTCATCAACAAGCACACAGACAGTCAGTTAGTAAGTTGGATGCGTTAGATTAAAATAAATAGATATAAAGATCTAAGTTAACGAGAGATGCAATACCTATCAGGTGGCGAACAGACTACTATTAACTCTACTATGACAGAGTTATTTCCTGCATTAGCATTTAATACAGGAATGAAGTTTAATAATGCTGATGATTTGGAAGAGTATATCGACAACTTAGATCTAAATTCAACTAAAGCAAAGAAATCATTTGTAAACAATAATAATATTAAGGCAGCGTACGGTTACATCAATAAGTTAGATCAGATAAGACCGTCAATGAAAAAAACTAAACTTGAAAATGCTGTAGGGATTCTACAATACCTATACAAGTATCATAAATCAAGACCTATCGAGAGAGTTGTGTGGGGTTATAGAGAAAAACCAAGGGGAGTTCCTACCAATCATGCAGGTGATATATTTTTAATTCATAAAGATACGAAGGTTACACCTAAAGTTGTAGGTATTAGTTTGAAAGCAGGAACTGCAAAGTCTAAAGAACCTAAACTAAACTCTTATGTCGGAACAACTTTAAGAAAAGATGCATGGAAGAGGGCATATCCTAGAGCAATAGATCAATTAAAAGATAAGTTATGGAAAGAAGTATATTCTAAAGTTCCAGGTTTACCTATGAAAGGTAGTAAGAGTGTTAATAAGAATAACTGGTTGACATTAAGTAGCACAAGACAGAAACCAAATCCAATTTTGGTAGAAGAAGTTCTTAATTTATTTGAAACAGATCCAAAACAATTTGATGCTCTCTATATTAAGATGAATAAGATCTGTAGAGAACATTTAGTTGGTATGATCAATGGTAATCTAAATGCAACTAAAGCATGGATTAGAGAAGAGTTTAGATTACAGGAACAGAATGTTGAAGTGCCTATGATCTTAGTAAAAGCAATCGGAAAAAAAGCAAACTCATCTTCAACTGATCCTTTAAGAGATATTCTACCTAAGGTAACTAAAGTTAAAGCATATCTTAAAACTAGTTCGGTTCAAGAATGGTTTATTGATGTTATGGCAAATGGTAGAGAGAAATTAACACTGTCAATGACCATTAGAAGTGACTCTGAATATAGAAAGTCAAAACAGAAAGGTAAACTAGGAGCATACATGATGCTTAAGTTACTTTACAGAGGGTAGACAGTTAACAAAGTGTCCACTGTCACTCGCATTTCATCCTCAGCGTGCTATAATATTAGTATACAGACAGAGGACACCTTGCCTAATAAACACCTTGAGCACCTTGAAGATCTTATCTTTTCTGGTCGTAAGGAAGCGTTTGATGCAACATGGTCTGCACTTAACAAACCAGAACTGAGTGTTAAGTGGGACGGTGCTCCTGCTATTGTCTTCGGCACAAACCCTGCAAATGGCAAATTCTTCGTTGGAACCAAATCCGTTTTTAACAAACACAAAATCAAGATCTGTTATAGTCAAGCAGATATTGACGAACTTTACAAAGGCAACCTTGCGGACATTCTGCGTTTATGTCTTTGGAAGCTTCCTCGTATCAGTGGAATTGTCCAAGCTGACTTCATCGGTGTCGGAGGAGGTAGTGTTTATCGCCCTAATACTTTGGAGTATCGTCTACCCTCTCCGATCCTTAGCGATATTATCCTTGCTCCACATACTTCTTATACCGAAGTTTCTCCAACTGCTGTTGGCAACATTCGCCACGATCTACCTTCTACATTATCTGATTGTTACTTTATAGGTAAGAAAGAAGCGGATGCATCTGTTGCTAAGACTCCTTTCTTCAACTGGGTCAAGTTTCTCAGCAGATTGCCTAGATGTAAAGTGCCTAGCGACAAGGTACGTCCCTATATTCAGAAGCATATCAACCAGTATTTCCGTTCTGATCTACCAATTCCTTCACCAGAATTTTTGTATATAACTTTACCTGATAAATATAAGTATGAAGTTAATATTACCACATTCAAAGTGTGGCATATGTTGTTTCAATTGAAGCAGAACTTATTGAATAATATCATTGTTGATGGAACTGTGAAATGCTACATAGATGGACAACCTTCCGAACACGAGGGTTTTGTAACTGTTTCAGATTCTCCCTACAAAATTGTAGATAGATTGACTTTTAGTAAAGCGAACTTCAACCTTAGTAAAAATTGGACGAATGAAAAAATTTAATGCTTTTCTAATAGAAGCACAGAGATCGTTTGCTGCTAAAGCAGCGGAAAAATTAAATCTTAAACATGTAGGTTACGGTAAGTATGCAGACCCATCTGGGAATGTAACTCACATGTCTAAGGATGGTAAGCTTGTAAAAATTACTAAACAGAATTCACAGGGATCACAACAGAATGGAGGAGAAGAAACTGAGGGAGGCGAAGGTAAGGTCGATCAAGGTGCAATATCTATTACATTTGGAAGATTTAATCCACCTACTATTGGGCACGAGAAATTACTTAAAAAAGTAGCACAACAAGCAAAAGGTAAGGGAGGAGAGTATAGAATATATCCTTCAAGAACAGAAGATCCTAAGAAAAATCCTCTTGATTCTGGAACTAAGATTAGATTTATGCGACAAGCATATCCAGATCATGCAAATGCTATCATTGACAATGAAGAAATGCGTACCATTTTTGATGTTCTTACTGGACTTGATGCTGATGGATATAGTAGTGTTAATATAGTGGTTGGTGGAGATAGAGTCAGTGAATTTAATTCATTAGCATCAAAATATAATGGAGATTTATATACATTTGATGATATTAATGTAACATCAGCAGGTGATAGAGATCCTGACGGTGAAGGTGTAGAAGGAATGAGTGCATCTAAGATGCGTAAAGCAGCAGTAGAAGGTGATCAAGATTCTTTCAACAAAGGTATACCTGCAGCAATGTCTAAGAAAGATAAAGAAGCGATGTATCTAACACTTAGACAATCAATGAATGTAAAAGAATCCTTTGAGGATTTTGCTGAAGCATCCTATCATCTCTATGAGATTGCTCCTAAGTTAGACCCTCAAGGTCTAAGAGAAGCATACTATGCTACTGGAATGTTTGAAGTAGGTACGTTTGTTGAGAATGTTAACACAGGTATTGCGGGTAAAGTTGTTAGTCGTGGTTCTAATTATGTAATATACATTGATGAGCATGATAATATCTTCCGTTCATGGTTGAAAGACCTTGTTGAGACTAAGAATTCTGTATATGGTTTTGAATTTACACCTGCAGGAGAAGCAGGAACAGATGAATTGGCATCATATGTGAGAAAAATGACGCCAGGAGAGTTCATAAAGAAGATAAATAAAAAAGTAAAGGTTAAAAAGTAAGATGAATTTTAAAGAACTACCTGATATGTCTGCTGCATATGCAGAGATACAGGAAAAAATGAAGAAGAAACTTGACCCAGTGGGAAAGGAAGATGGTGACGTTGATAATGATGGAGATAAAGATAAGAGCGATGATTATCTTTTAAATCGTCGTAAGACAATTAAAAACGCAATGAAGAAAGAAGCATATACTGTTACTAATGCTGACAAGAAAGGTAACACACCTGCATACCAGAACTTCAAAAAAGGTATGAAGGGTAAGGATGGTAAACCTATGTACAAGGCAGCAGATCACATGAAGGAAAATGAAGAGATTCATCCTGATGATAATGCTCTATCACCAGAAGAACTAGAGAAGGTAGCACAACTTTCTAGAGACTGGGATGCTAAGATGGAAGAAGGAAGTTCATACGGTCTAACCAAAGGATCTGGTAAACCAGGTGGTGTTATGAAAGATTTTCTTGATGCTAAAGCAAAAAAATTAGAAGCAGAAAAGAAAAAACAGAAACCAGAGTATGCTAACAATCCTGCATTTGGTGATCCATCACATCATTCTAACGCTAAGAACAAATGAGATCCTTTAAACAACACTCTGAAGTAATATCTGTTTGGGAAAACTATCGGGCAATGAGAAATCCTGAGAAACATGATCCTGAGCACAATAAAGACAAAGAATCTTTCGCTGCAAAGCGAAAGAGAAGAATGGCAGATCCAGAGAGAGGAATCAACTCTCCTGCTTTCAAGGAGTTTATGAAATCACAGGGAATGTAATGTTATCTTTTAAACAATTACAAGAAAAGAAAACTAAAGTTTTGATAAATCCTAAGAAGGAGGACATCATGGAGAAAGATAAAACTCTTAACCATGGTGAAGACTGCGGGTGTCAAATTTGCGAAAAGCAACGTCGCAAAGATGAACTCGGAGATGAAAAATCAGTATCTACAGAACAAAAAATTTATGACAGTAACAAAGAAGTCTCAGAAGAAAGCACAGAAAGCAATGCTAAAAGCGATAACACTGAAACGAACTTGTTAACCTTTGAAAAATTTCACAAATTTCACAAAAAGAAAAAACAAGAGGATGACGAGAAACCTGAGTCTTACATAGAGACTAAGATGGAGGAGACTGAGTATCATGTGATGAGTAAGAAGTCTTACAAAAAACTTCACAAAGATTTTAAAGGTGGAACTAAGGAAAAACCTAGAGCAACAGTAGGTGTAACTGATAAGATGGGTAACACAACACCTACATCAAGATTAGTTAAATTCTCTGAAGCAAAGTATGAGGCGGGTGCTTCTGACTATGGTAAAACATCTATCAGAAACAAGAGAGCATTTGGTAAAGGTGGTAATGCTGCTG